CTGATTTTGAAAAACAAAGCACTTAGGGCCCACAATGAAATGGGCTAAACAAAACTCTTTTACCGACTAAAACTCATCCAAAATTGAGGGCGTTTCAACGCCTGACCTTTTTAAGGGTCGCTGAAATCGGTGGTGGTATAAGAAATCCCACCTGAAAATCATCACGTACAGCTGTGTAGTAAAGCTGCTCGTCGGCACCGGCAAGATCTACCGTCCAAAAGTCATTCAAATTTTCCCCCCCCGTATTTTGAGAACGGAAAGGGAGCTGATCAACATAAGGACAGGCAAAATCAAACACTGTAGCCGTTGGAGCCTGCAATACAAATCCAGTACCGCTTGCGCGGTATGATGTACCATTTGAATCGGCAAAACGAGCCGCCATTTGTCCAACACTTGCTTGCGCTATCTTGTATTTTATCCCTCCGCGGTGAAAAGCGAAGAGAACATACAACCAATATCCTATTGTACCGGAATCCGGTGTATAGAAAGCTGGCAATTGCGCATTGCTTGTGCCGAAAGTTAGGCCTCCGGCTGTCATGTAACGTTTCAAAATGTCAACGACCCTATGAGAGGTCTCGCTGGCAACGTAGTGATGGTCTGCGAACATCTGACAATCCGCCACGAACGGCGGAAATGTGTTTTTAAAGTCCTCGCAAACTGCGGACTGTCGCTCTGGGCGTCCTCGCGGTACGGTCACATTGGGATAACCATACGAAAAAGGAAAAACGCCCTGATTTGGTTGTACTGGGTACTGTAGCTGAAAGTCTGGACCTGCAGCCGAGAAGACAATCATGTCAACAACAGCATCAGTCGCACTGTCTGATGAGACAATGTTGTTGTAGATAGAAATCTGCAACTGACCGACGGTTTCTGCCATTGGAATGAGGTAGTCTGTCTGGGCAACATACGGGACTGTAAAACTTACTGTAGTATCTCCTCGCACATCAACGATCTGTGAAACAGTATCGGTAATAGCATTGGTAGAAGTCACAGTGTAAGGTGCAAAAATAACCAGAAAACGAGCTGAAATGAATGACGAGCAGTAAAACTTCAGCATATAACGCATGCTTCCACGCCAATAACGGTGGGCAATCTGGAGGTAACTCACAGGAGTGCCCATTGCTATGTAAGGAATGTAAGCAATATTGTTTGTACTCGTAAATGTGTACTTCGAGTGCAAACTTGGACGCGTTAAAATGTCCAAGAGAGTCCAATTCCCACCCTCAGGGAGTGTATCATCGGCTGTAGTCAAATACGAGCCAGAATACAACGTTAGCGGTTCTGCGTTATCCTTCTGATCAACGCGACACATATTGTTCATTGTTGTCACATAAACTTTCTGAACCGATTCAACCTGTTCCGGTTTGTCAAACAAACCTGCAATCATACTCCCAATGGACAGGAGCGGTTGGATTGCACTAATGACTGACTCAATAGGCTCAGCCACAGAATTTATCGCACTAGTAATACTGGCGGCCCCACTGGTAACTTGAGTAGGAGTAACATTCAGTTGCGCAGATTGCGCTGGAATTGAATTGTTGCTCGAAACTATCTCAGTTGATGTAGGACCTCTAGGAATACGCATGCGAGTAGTATACTGTGGAACTGAACCACTTGACTGCCGCTCAGCAGTTCTGATGCGCCTACCGATTAAAGTACCAGCAGGGGCTACAGGCCAGGCAACCTGAGGATTGACAAAACGAGCTTGAACATCAAAAAATATACTATCAGGAGCCGTTGCAGAAGCTGCAATTAAAATAGAAGCAACATCTACAAAAAAATTTGACACCACTAGGTGACCATCGTTAATATCGTTTGTTGTTAGCCAACGCTGAGCTTGCGTCCATGGAAAACCAACAATTGCAGTCTGCTGTGCTTGCGCACTTAGGAGGACAGGTTTCAACCATGACCTCGCTTGTTGATACTGCAAAGGGATTGCCGATCCACCACCTGGACACATGGTCAACATCAACGCACCTGCGTAAAACGCATTTGTGTTCAAACGAACATGAACCTCCACATCTGAACGAAAATACTGAAAATTTGAAAGAACCCCTGCAATAAAAGGGTCATTAATCATGACATTATAAATGTCATAAACTTTAAAAGGGGCAGCTAATGACACAGCACTCGTAGTGGTCCATGCAACCTGATCTATCTGAACCATCCGAGTCAACATCCGTGAGGGTGTTTGATCGGGCAGCGCATAAATAACCTGGCTAAATGGAGCAATCGGCTGTTGTGTAGTAACCTGCCCAGTATCCGCAAAAGTTGTATTAACAGTAGTAAACGCATTTGGTATAACCTCTGCATTCAAAGACTGCTCTGAAAATTTCTCTGTCGTTGTTTCTTGGTTCGCTGTGCAAAATTGAACTACCCATCGCACAAAACGGGCAGCATTTGGTTGTTTGGTGGTAACGACCGTTACACTTTACCACCGATGTAGATTACGGCTAATGTCTACTCTGGCAGGATTAGGGGCACAGTGAACTGCCCTGCCATCCCATCATGGTCGGAATATCCATCCCCAACCATCTTCCTTAGCGCCTGGTCATATCCCGGGAAAATGGCGCTGTAATTTTCCTTGCGCACCCACCTGGTGGCAACTCGGTATATCTTGTGATACATATCAGGACCGTGATGAATTGCTTCAATCAACATGTTCCGAAAAGTATTACATATATCCAAGCGGGGATCTCCGCTGCGTGAGCTAGCGTTCGAAAACATCACTGCCTCGTAGATTGAATTCTTGTTCAGGGGAGCGAACATGAACCCATCCCGCAAGACAAACTGACGCTTTAAATAGTCTGCATCAGCGAGATCGATGTAAGGCACGACTACCGCTCTCTTATCGAAACTAGTGTAACGCATTCCAACCAGTCTCGCAAACTCAGTAAGATAGATCATGTTATACTCAGGCTTATTTTGAACAGCCACAATAGTATCATCAATCGTAATCGCCATTTCAACTGAGTCTGTCCATGTCTCTTCAGTACCTCCTATGTACTTCCAAGCCATCTTATGAAACAACCAAGAAGCAAAACACCCATACATTGCTGTAAGGGGACTACCTGAGGAATTACCCACATCAACCTTATACAGGCGTGACATGTGCAAATGCATCGGGTGGATCGTTGCAAAAATCAAATTTCTACGCATCCGTTTTCGTATCTCATCATCGAGGGGATAAACCGCATCAACAAAATCTACAAAGGCGTACATAAAAATTGCGGGCAAAGTAAACTCATGCCCCAAGAAATCTCCAACCATCAATCGCAATACTCCATCACTTGATCGCTTCGAATTGAGCCTATTATACAGTAGGCCCCACTGTGTGGAATGAGGGTTAAGGCCAATTGACCATGGGGTCTGATACGGACGCTTCTGAAGTTCTTTCCAAAGAAACTCCATCTCCATCTTGTAAATGACCAAATACTCCAACTGCCCAATCTGAAACAACCGGACCTTGAAATCTTCCTTAACCTTTGAAATCGGTAAAAGCTCATCCTTAAGTGCATCAACAACCGTCATGGGAACAACAGTATCAGACAACTTACTCCTATAATGTCGTACTGATTCGACAAACTGCGGGTGCAATCCATCCTCGTACTTCAAAACCTGAATACGCTGCCTACCTAGACACACATAAGGCCATCCTGAACTCTTCGACATGTCCAGGCCATCAAACCCATCTCCTCCAAACACGGCTTCCTCCATCGTCAGCTGTCTGAAATGTGAGTTGCGAAAATCAATCGGCAAAATATCATCATACTTGTTGTTTAAAACAAGATCATGGTCAATCGCCGGTGTTCTCCGCTCTTCTCCTCCAATCACTGAAAACTTCCGCATGAGCAATCCCAATTGTTTCCTTCCAAATTCTACTGGAATCCGTGTAGGAACATGTGCCAAACTTAATTCAGGCACAAACTCTGGACTCTCAGGATGCAGACAGGTCATCTGCAATTTCGAAGAAGTCTGGAGTCGTGCTTTCACTGTTGTTTTAGCATATGAATCCGTCCCTGGAGTAATTGGCACACTCTGATACTGCGCACCCTCATACTCCTGCTCCTCCACTGAGAACGTAAGAGGAGACTTTATTGTTTGAAACTTGGCTACAACAACACGAACAATGTCGGCATTGATCTCCGACAAGTAAGAAATATTCTCATCTGGTACACCTGCACAATGTAACCCGACAATCTTAGTTCCATTTGACGAATGCTGTAGGTAAGGCAAACCACAAAACCCTTTCTGGTTTTTCATGTCATAAATCATCGCATCTGACTCTAAGACACCAGGTCCCCAACGGACCTGTGAACTCGTATCACGTCGCAAATCTGTAACCAACTTTCCGTCCAACAACCTCCAACTCCTATGGAGACGCGTTATTGACGTATTAATCGACCGCACCTCTGCAAAATGAACAAGTATCGACTTCCGTGGCTGACCAGCAGGTATCTGAAAGAAAACCAAACCTCCAGCACCCTCAACTTCAATCATCCTAAGCTGATGCAAGACCCAATCTTGTGAAGACCCTTCCATTCCTGGATTGATCGTAACAATATCGTCCTCACTCATCCCTTCGAACGAATGTTTTGTTGTGACGTACAAATTTTCCAACACAGCAAGTGCATAGTTAGATTTGCCTCCGAATGAAAAGCGGTAAATATTTCTAAAAACCACATCTTCCACATCAGAGTCACCTCCTTGACGCACTACTGCATTGTACTTCTTCATATTCATTACCTGCTGGGGCTTACGCTGCCCACCCCCTCCAAACTGACCTGACTGTCCAGTAACCTTTGGCAACAGAGAACGAACCAACATCACAACACCAGCCACCAAAAAAGAACCACCAACCACCAACAACATCACACGTGTAAAAGCAACAAAAAGCTCATGGTAACGAACTGCTCTTGCCTCAGAGCCCATCTTGAAAAAAGTCTGCAACCTTGAACGAAAAACATTCTCACCTCCACCAAGCACAACTGCTCGCATAAAAAGAGCAAAATCTGCAGTCTTAGGAAACCCCTGAAGGTCTCTTGCATTGATCGCAGAACGAAAACGAACATTTCCAAGTAACATCGAGACTGATGTATCATAATGCTTAATCGCTCTCTCCCGATCAGCATCTGTAAAAACCTGCAAGTTGTAAAAATAATGTGGTAAAAGAAGGGGATAAAAATGTCGCAATTCATTGAAAACAGACAAAGGACTTCTGTTCAAATCTTTCCCAATTGCTTCTACCAAGGTAACCATTGCCGGCGAACCTCTAACACTCGTCTCTCCATAACGATGTTCACTACCCGTTGAACTTGTGAAAACAAACTCAGTCGGACGTTCTGGCGGATGAAAAACCGGCTTATCAGGTGGATCTTCAACCTCCTCCAAGACAGGTCGAGTCACAATACGATCCTCAGGTGTACATGATCCATCACAGGCCTTTCCTTCACACTGCTGCTCAGGAACTGACTGATAGGAACCACGAGGACCTAAGTATTGTATCATCATTTCTGGGATTGGCTCACTCATTAAGGGAACTAATTCCAAAGCACGGTAATGCTTATGAATAGTAACCAGTAGTCTAACTAATTGGTTATGAGTCAAAAGATGAGTCAAAGAGCCGTTAATGGTAACATCCAAAGATACCTCATGCTGATCCTGGTTAGGGTCCATCACATGATACCTACGATGTAAATCACATGTCACTCCACGATTGGGACACGCATCATCTGCACAGGGAACTATCTTGCAACAAACCGTCTGACGGCTCTTTAGAGCCTTCGGACACTCCATCTCCAAGTTAGTCAAGTTAAACGTGTTCCGAGTAGTAAAACAAAAATCTGAAGTAATATACACTGAACCTTTTCGGTTCATATCTGCTACAAGCAAGGGAAAAGGCTGTGTAGAGACAAGCTGCTGCATAAACAATGCCTGACGCGAACGAACTTCCTTTGTTGTGTGTTGAAAAAGTTCCTCATAAAAAATCAAAGGTTGATTGCAATAGCCATCAAAATAGTCCTCTCTCGCGTTCATGTGAAACCCTGCATTAGCAGAATACACTGGCTGATATCGCGCGTCCATCGGACACTCCGTTCGAATCGTATTATACACTGAATGAGCTATTTTTTCTATCTGGGTGCTCTTCCCAGTCGACATCTCTCCATACAAAGAAAACCACACTGGAGTGATACGTTTCTGTGCTGTCTTAGCAAACAGTGCAAGGGCTGACTCCATCTCTACTACCTTCCGAACCTTGGACTGAAAAAGGCGCGAAATCTGGACATGAACTTGATCCGTCAAACGAATAGCATTACTCTCCAACGCATGATATCGATGACACAACTCTGACACATCCAAAACACTTCCGGGCTGCAATGTAAAAAGACCCGCCCAGGCAGCATTTGCTGATTGCAATGAATCAAAATGATCAACATCCTCACATGCTTTATACATCTGAAGCTCCAAATGAGAAGTAGGCAACGCCTTACCAGTAATAGCATAGGTCGCCCAAGAAAAGAAAACGGGAACCTTCGCAAAAAGCCACTCAAATGCTCTAAGATAAGACACAAACTTGGGAAGTCGCTCACCCAGTCCTAAAAATGTCTGTGATATCTTGTCTGTCGTAAAACACGTCGAAAAGGCCGAAAACAAATCACCAACCCTAGTCGAAAAAGAACTCTCCGGAATTGTCTGTGGCTCGGGAACAGAACCATCAACACACACATCCAACCAGTCAGAAAACCGATTCAACAACTGGAGTGAGACTCCAATCCCCATCACCCCAACAAGAATAGCTCCAACAATCTCCCACGAAACCGCATAGTGCATACATTTCAAAAACCACACAACAAGAAAAACTCCAAAAAAACACTTCAACCATGACCATGCTGTGACCGCAAATGTCTGAACAAGTGGGTACTTATCAGTCCAATTGTCCCACCACACACAAAAATCTCGCCAAACACGCCGGATAAAATCACGGGCAATATCTGGCAATGTATCCCGAACAACTAACGTCAAAATTTTCCGAGGAATATCTTTAACAAGAGTCCCACCAAATGCTGCGATCGCAACCGCCCCTCCAAATGCAAGTCCAAGCTTAGCTAGACTCTCATAGCCCTGAGGCTCAGTCTTCTGCCAAACTCGAACCTGCTCCGAACCCGCCTTCATGTCACAAACATCAATCATTAGACGAGCAAGTCTGCTTCCTCGAAACTTCTGATACATCAAAAGGAGACGACGATGAGGACGTTTGGACCAACCAATTAAGGTCAGAACAACTCCTTTGGGTGTCTTCTCCTTCATCAAACGAACACAAAACCGCAACATCATATCGGCAAGCTTCTCAACCTGCCAGACATCAGTCACATCCCATTTCCGTCCAAATTCACGAATCAGACCTGACTTGTACATAGTACGCAGTCTACGGTGAACTGACTGCTTACTTTCGGCCCCATGTTCCTCACGGGGCTGTGGACTGTACCAAGATTCATCATCCACTACTTTGGGTACAACCCGTCGTGCAAGAACTTTCCTCTTCTCAGAGTCCTGCATGCGGGCCTGTTCCTTAAGAACACGCTGACGCGTAACCAAGAAACCGCTCCGAGTCCGGATCACCTCCGTAACTGGAACACTTGCTGTTTGGCAACTTCCGTCCTCTCTAACAAAAACTGCCATGGTTGTGCACACCTTCTGGGCGGGAACCCGTGCAACAACATCCCCTGCTGTCCTGCGTGTAACGCAGAACCGGTCATCCTCTACGACAACCTTCGTCTCCAACCATTGCTGTCTCATTCCACAGTACGGAGAATAGCACATGTGGTGAAAACAATAAAGGTTAACGTGGGTGGAAGTCTCATGCCATTCAATAAACCCGTCACGGTCAAAGAACACACAAGAGTCCAGAACACTCTGGTTATTTCGCCAAAGATTCTGGGCGTTTTTAAGTCCACGTCGGAAAAACTTTTGAGTATCTGCTACAGAATAGGACTCAACATCGTCGTCATCAACAGCACCAATGCAAGAAACAACATCGGGTACATTACTGGTAGCAACAGGGTCGCTACTAGTACACGAATCCAATGAGGCTCCAGACCAGACACTTCCACTAGAACAACATAAGCAGCACCCCACATCAGCACAATTAGCAACAGAAATGGATTTTCCATTCGAAGGAAAATCAGGAGCAGAATCAACAGAAAAATCAAATCCAAAAACCTCACCATCATCCATAATGGAAAACGTTTAATCAAAAATACTTAAGGCCAAGCCGACATAAAAAGAAACTAGCGACCGAAGTCCTAGGGTTGTGTGCTAATGAATCAGTAGCACAAACTGAAGACGCTGGTTAATTGGTCCGTCGGCTATCCACACCGAACGCGTTAAGACAGTAACAGCACTGTGTGAATCTACCCTATCACATGGGATCCCGGGATAACCAGTAATTACATCCATCCAAAGTAAAAACAAATTCATGTAATCACAATAAACTTCATATACACTTAGTTATGGGAGTCATCTCAATATAAGGCATTTCAAAGAACAACGATGATTAATCTATGTTACCTCTCGATAACACAGACCTGAATAAAAACTACAACAAAAAATATGAGCAAAATACTAATCGCTATTAGGCTGCAAAAGTATAAAGCTCACAAAATTTATTATAATCCTTATAATCACTTTTCCCTTGCGAAGGGAGTCTTTACAACTAGTTACCACTTATGAATTCATAGTAACCATGTCTACTTCAAAACCTTCTTAACCATGAGAGCCGCTCACGACTCAAACCAAAGGGGGCGTCTCGCCAAAACGACATACCTTGGATAAATAAAGAAAATCAGCGACGAGATGATATAATAATAACACCTCTTAATAAAAATATAACACTACTACTAAATAAATAGTACCTCCAAATTCTATACATGGTATAACCTGTCCCGTCACTAAACAGTATAACCAAAAAGGCAACAACAAAAAGGAAAAGAGGACAAATACGATGATGCATGTCAAAACACCAAAGACAAAAAGATGAACAACAAGTACTAAAAAAGAACTAAATAATAAAACAGAGCATGGAAGAGGCCCCGCAGTACAAATAATCCTCAAATAATAAAATCA